ATATTCAAGTAATAGAACAACCAGAAACTAATACAATAAATCCATCTGGGATGATGGGTAAATAAAAGTTTCCTAACGTAAGACTTAGGATTAGTACAAGGCTACTTATACAATCGGTATAACCCCTAATGTACTCAACAACCAAAAATGGCTACTCACAATGTGTGACCCCATAGGAGGAAATAATGGCTCAAGCAAAAGCTAAAGAAGCAAAAATACAAGAAAAACAAGATGTGGTTGACGATGGCCGTTCAACAATGTATCAAAACCCTTATCGTAAGGATTTAGATAAAGAAGTTGAAGACCCTAGACAAGCTGTAGAGGACACCCCAGAGGCCACTCCTCAAGAAACAGGTTTTATTGGCAACAATGGAACTCAACCAAACCATGATTACAAAAAAAGATATGACGACCTTAAATCGCACTACGACAGAAAGCAAAATGAAAATAAGCAGAAGTTAGAAGAGCTAGAGGCTAAAGCTAGACTTGCTGAAAAAAATAAAGCAATGGCAGATTATACTCCGCCAAAGTCTGACCAAGACCTTGAACAATTTAAAAAGAAATATCCAGATGTGTATGATGTGGTAGAAACTATATCTCAAAAGCAAGCATCAAGACAAGTAGAATCTTTACAAGAAGAAGTTAAAACACTTCGTAAGCGTGAAGAAGATTTAGTTGTACAAAGTGCTTATAGAGAATTAGTTAATGCTCATCCAGACTTTACTGAATTAAAAGATTCACAAGAATTTATAGATTGGTTGAATACTCAACCTTCATCTATATCAGATGGTGTAACTAAAAATAGTAAAGATTCTAAGTGGGCAATTCGTGTTGTTGATTTGTACAAAGCGGACAATGGATTAAGTAAGAGCAAACCAAGTTCAACTGCTAGTGCGGCTCAGAGCGTGACAAAGACAAAGGCCAAGTCTGTAAATGTTTCTGGCGATACTAACAAGAAAATTTGGAAACAGTCCGAGATTCAAAAAATGAGTTCAAGGGCTTATGAAAAGTTCGAGAATGAGATTGATATTGCCTTTAAAGAAGGGCGTGTTGATACTCGAGCTTAAACTTAACCTTATAGGAGAATAATTATGGCGATAAGTGCATCAGCAGGTTATGACAACTTACCTTCGGGTAATTGGCTACCGGCGATATATTCGCAAAAAGTTCTCAAATATTTCCGTAGAAGCTCTGTTGTTGAGGGTATCACTAACACTGATTATGCGGGTGAAATTGAGAATTATGGCGACACCGTAAAAATTATTAAAGAACCGACAATTTCTGTCGCTTCTTACACAAAAGGTCAAACTACTAACTTACAAAATCTTGCTGACGACCAAGACACTTTAGTCGTGGACACAGCTAACTATTTTGCATTTAAAGTAGATGACATCGAAGAAAGACAATCTCATGTTAATTGGGAATCTCTAGCTACTTCTTCTGGAGCTTATGCTCTTAAAAGAAAATATGATAGAGATGTTTTAGAAGCTATTTCTACTACTTCTGGAATTAATGCAGGAACAGCAGTAACTGCTAACACAGGTGACTTAGCTCACAGTGTTATCGCAGAATCGGCTCGTCTACTAGACGACCAATCTGTACCAGAAGAAAATAGATGGTTTGTAGCACCTCCAATTTTTTATGAACAATTAGGTGCGGCGGCTTCAAAAGTTATGGACATGTCTGTAATGGGAAGAAGCAGTGAATCTCCATTGGCTAATGGATTAGTATCTGACATTACGATTTCTGGTATGAAATTGTATAAAACAACAGCGTTAAATAGGTCTGGAACGGATATTGCAACAATATCTGGTACTTCTAATGCTTACTTCTGTATGGGTGGACATATGTCTGCTTGTGCAACAGCTTCGCACATTGCGAAAACTGAAGTAGTTAGAGACCCAGATTCTTTTTCTGACGTAATCAGAGGATTGCATGTTTATGGTAGCAAGGTTTTAAGACCAGAAGCTATTACTAGAACAGCAGTTGTCTTAACATAATAGGGGGAACGTAATATGACGACACATGCAAAAGCAACTGGCGGTACTAGCGGACATCCTTCGACTAGAAGAAAGCCTTATTATGTCGAAAACACTATTGATTTTTCTGTAGATGACCCTGCGGCAAATGATATAGTACAATTCCTTAATGTTCCTGCTGAAACATGCGTTATGGCGGCAGGTCTTGAGGTTTTGACAGCATCAGCTTCTGGCGTAACTCTAGATTTAGGTTGGACAGCAACATCTGGAAATTTAGCTACTGACGTAGATAGATTTGTAGATGGGCATGATTCAACTTCAACTGGAATAGCGGCTGTTGCGGCGGCTACTGCGGGATGGATTTCATACTCGGCGGCTGATACTATTGACGTAAAAGTACTTGGTGCTCAAGATACCTCTGGTAAAGTCAGAGTTTGGGCAATTATGTGTGATATAAGCGGTTCAGACGAATCTGCTTCTAACTCATAATAATTAAAATTTAGGGGGCCTTGTGCCCCCTTTATAAAATAAATGAAAAAATATTTTTGCTCAGTTTATAACAAACCAGAGAAAAGATTTAATTCAACTAATAATGCAGATGGGTGTTGGGAAAGTACTCGTCTAAACTTAAAAAAAGATTATTTTCCCGGAAGTCCTAATATCATGTTTTGGATTAATGGTGTACTAGAAGTAATGTTTTGGTCTCCTAAAAAATGTGATGATGGAACAATGCGACCTCTTGGTATTAAGGAATGTACTTTTATTTGGAATAGCAAAATAGAAGAATATGAGGGAGAGTGTACTCAGTGCGGTCAATGCTGTGGATTATATGAAAATAAACCATGTAAATATTTGAGGGCATATGAAACTACTACATAAAAAAAGTAAAATTAAAACTGATTATAAAGGAAGACCAAACGGTAAAGTTTGGGATGGAACATCTACACAAATAATAAAACCTATGAATGATAATGATTACATAGAAACAAGAATAAATAACATAGAAAAAAAATTAGATGGTTTAATAACCGCATTAAGTAATAAAAAGGAATAAACTATGCCAGATGAATTAATTTGCACTGTCTGCGGGTCAGCAACTAAAGAAAATTGTAAATGTCCAGATGATGATTGTGAGACTTGTAGTGCCTAAATATAAAACAAAAATTAAAAAACCTAAAATTAAATCAAAAGAAAAAATAACTAAACCAAAAGTTAAACTAAATTGTATAGGCTACCCAGAAGATGACCCTTATGGATTAGCGGCGGCTTTTTGGACAATATTTACTAAACCAGAAAAATCTTGACAAAACAACAATTTAGTGTATAATATATAAAGGGAGACATGGCTACAACATATTTAACATTAGTAAATAATGTATTAAACGAACTAAACGAATCAGAGTTAACATCTACTACTTTTTCAAGTAGTCGTGGGATACAGACATCTGTTAAAAAGTTTGTTATAAAAGCTATGCATGAGATATACAATAGTATATCGGAAATACCAGATTTATATTTATCTACTACACAGGATACTTACGCAGGTCAGAGAGAATACTCTCTTCCTAGTTCTGCATCTCCACAAAGCACAGATTTACCTTATAGAAAAATAGATTGGCAAACCTTTAGATTAGTTCCTAAAGAGTTAGTTACTAATGGAGAGTTTACTAGTAACATAACTAATTGGACTACAATTGCAGGTAGTGGTAGTGCCGCTTATAATAGTGGCGGTAATGGTAGAGCTAGACTAAATGATTATGCTATTTACCAAGCTATATCTACTGTAGTAAATAAAGATTATAGATTACAACTTAGAGTTTTTGATTCTAATAGTGTAGGGCAAGCATTAAAAGTACAAGTTGGTACAGCCGCAGAAGGCACACAAAATTTAAGTACAACTTTAACAGTTTCTGATTATGGTGCAGGAGCAGTGTTAGATACAACTTTTACTGCAACAGCACAAACAAGTTATATAACATTAAACAATACAGTTACAACAACTAATTTAGATGTAGATTATGTAAGAATATCTGAAAATATACCTGTAAGAAAATTAAAATATATAACATATGACCAATATAATCGTATGTATCTAGAAAGAGATTTAACTAATAATTCATCTTCTTATGGTACACCAGATATAGTTTATGCAACACAAAATAAAAAATTTGGTTTATCGCCAGTTCCAGATGCAAGTAATTATACAATAGAGTATGAATACTGGAAAGTGCATACTGATTTATCAGCACATGGTGATACAATGGATTTAGATGATAGATTTAAAGGTATTATAATTAATAGAGCAAAATACTATGCTCATATTTTAAGGTCAGATTTACAATCAGCACAACTTGCTGATAGAGAAGTTAAAGAAGCTTTAAAAGCTATGCGAGTAGAATACATTAACAATGCATCATACATGACAGACCATAGAGTTAATCATGGAGGTCGTGTAGGTTCTGGAGTATTTTAATGCCATATACAGGTATGCAAAAACCTATGGTAGTAAGTTGCTCTGGTGGCT